TTCGTCGATCATTGGCTGCCAGTTCTGTTCCTCCACGATCATATCGGTCAGATTGCCAACCAGATTTCCGAAGTGCTGATAGCTGAGCCATGGCAGCTCCGAATCCTTATCCATCAGGAACAGCCGCTGGAAGCTCCACTCCATCTCCGTTTCAAACTTCTGCCGGAAATACTTGATGATTTCATAGGACAGCCGCCAAAGAGGAAAGTCGCCGGAGTAGTTTGACCAGTTACCGGGGATGTCGTGTTTTACGCCACCCTTGCCCGGCACCTGGAAGAATTGCCATGCAGGATCGCTGAAGGATTAAGCCGAAAAGAACAGTTGTCAATCATGCTGGAAGAAAATATGCAGCGCAGCGATTTGACAATTTATGAGCAGGCCCAGGGATTTCAGCTTATGCTTGATTTGGGAGATACCGAGGAACAAATTGCTGAGAAAACTGGATTCAGCAAGACTACCATTCGCCGTAGGTTAAATATTGCGAAGCTAAACCAGGATGAACTTAAAAAGAAGGAGCAGGATGAAAATTTTCAGTTAACGCTGAAGGATTTATACGAACTGGAAAAAGTGAAAGATATTAAGACGAGGGATAAAATTCTCAGAGAAGCAACCAGTTCAAGAGACTTAGTGAGCAGAGCGCAAGCAGCTGCAGCAGAAGCTAAACGAAATGAAAATGCAAAAAAACTGAAAGAGATGTTGAAGAAGAAAGGCATTAAGGCTGCCCCGAAGTCAGCAGAAAATGAAATTTGGAGCGGAAAATGGAATATTATTAAGGAGTATGAGTTAGACAAAGACGTTCCGGAGCAGATCAAACTTCCAAAGACAGAAGAAGAAAAATTTTTCTTAGTATATTATCGTAGCTTGAGAATTATTACAAAAATTCCAAAAGGAAAGAAAGAACTTTCACCTTGGGAAAAAGAGCAAAAGGAAAAGGATCAGGCAAAAAGGAAAATCAAAGCGATATTAAAAGAAAGCAGTGCCAGAAGAAAAGAATTTCTGGAGAATATTATTTCGGGGAAAATCAGCCCGGTTAAAGATGAATCTGAAGTAAAAGAAAAGATATGGGAAGCTATGATGGCACTTGGCAGTTACATTTATGCAAGCACAGTGCGAGATTTCTATTTGAAAAAGAGCTACTATGAATCTTCACCAGAAGAGAAAAAAGCAGCAGATGAGTCAGCGGGAAAACTTAGTTCCTTACATCAGATGATGATTATTTTGCACAATTCAATGAAAATTTGCAACGAACCGTATGATTACAACTTGGTCTTTAATAAAAACAAAGGAGACGCACTCTTGAAAGGATATGAGGTGTTTGAGCCGTATGGTTGGTATTTTGAAGATGAAAAGGAACGTCAGGTGCTGGATGGAACATCTGAACTGTACAGAAAGGAGAAGAAAGAGTGAGCAGAAGACCAGAGATAACAGCTACGTTGTCTCTGGCACTTGAAAAGAAAATCAATCCGTACAATGATCCCCGGATATATTGGGCTAAGGAAGTGACATTTGATTACTCCACAAACCATGCAGTCAGAGTTGATTATATGAGATATAAACCGGTTAATAATACGGTGTCCGGAATAGAAAAAGGAGACTTTTACTGTTATGAAGTGAAATCATCTGTAGAGGATTTTCACTCGGGGCATGGCTTGAATTTCATCGGAGATTATAATTACCTGGTAATGCCGGAGAAGATTTACGCAACGATTTCATTGGAGGTCCCACACTACGTTGGTGTATATGTTTTGGATGGAACAGAATTAACCTGCATAAAGAAAGCCAAGAGACATGATCGGAGCAGACCAGTATCAGAAATGCTGCTTATGATGTTTAGATCAGCAGCAAGAGACAGGAGGCGGACATGCAGTGAAATTACGCAGGAATAATGAATATATGTTTCAAGTTGTAGAGTGCAATACTTATATGAAAAGAATTAAGGACGGAAAATATATCCGGCACTCTGAACAATACTCCGATGTTTATTACTATGTTGACGAAAATGCCGAAGAAAAGGAAAGAAAAGTAGAACCGGAAGAATGGGGCGGTAGCGATTTCGTAAAAACATATTACGAGGCAGTGGAGAAGAGATTTGTAGGCGTTGTCATAGGTATGAAGTTTATTACGCTGAAAGCAGAATTGTTTTGTGATAGTGCTTGCAGGCCAGATGGAATAGAAGTTGATTTTGTAAACCGAAATGATATAGAGCAGAAAAAGGTTGCCATTGTAGCATATGGGTGCAATAAAACAAGGCTTGTTCCGTTGGAACAGTTAAAGATCATAAGGAAAGTAGAGGAAGGCGAGACATGAAAACAGGTAAATATGCGAAAGATGGAAGAGAGATGCAGGTGGGCGATGTTGTACACTTCAGATGCAAAAATCATCCGCTGAGCGGAAAAGGTGTAGTATTCATGGGAAAGGAAATAGATGGCTTAGGAGAAGATCCGTTCCGCATCAGAGATACAAGAACCGGAAGAAATAATGGACGGATATACCCTTATTACGATGATGCAGTATATCGAATTGACGGAAGAGAGGGTGAGTAGTCATGGCAAAGCAGATGGTTTTGAACCGAAAGATGTACAAGGAAATTAAGAAAATGGACCACCAGGATATGTCCAACTACTTGTCGCGGTATTACATGAACGCATACAACCAGGGCAAGGAAGACGCCGAAGGATTGAAAGCGGATGAGCTGAGAGAGATTCTTTTGACAGTAAAGGGAATCGGACCAGCAAAGGCAGAGAGCATTATGGAAGCAGTTGGAAAAGCCCTTGCGGAAGAGGGGTGAGGGAGATGTGGCAGCGAGGAGACGAATGCGATGGCAAGTGCTATACTGATGAAGGAATATGTCCGAGAGCTGAGTGGTGCGATAAAACCAGGAAAGGTGAGTTTGCGGCAACAGTGCTGGCCGGATTCTTCTTTTTGGTGGTGCTGGTAATGCTGGCACCAGGAATGATCGCATTAAAATTGCTGGACTGGGTATATGGAAAATTATATTGGAGGGAGAGTTGACAAATGGAAGAAAAGAAGGTATGGTTAGAAGTGCCAAGATTTACTGGCGAAAATGTACCGGTGAATGTAGCTGCAAGAGTAATGAAGAAAGATCCTCAGTTTGTGAGACAGGGAATCATCCAGGGATTACTCACATTTGGAGTAGCTTTCAAGAAAGACGGAAGTAGCCAGTATGATTATTACATATCACCCATGAAATTCTGGCAGGAAACGGGTTATGTTTATGACGGAATTGAGGTATAAAATTGGTCTGAGAAGTGCTGAAAAAGTACCAAAATTGGTGAATAGGAAACAAGTAGGTAACAAAATGTTCGATATGTCTTAATTTTGCGGGCTTTACCGTTTACGTACAGGAAGCTGCAGAGGCAGGAAAGTTCTAATCAAACCTTTTTAATTAAAGAGTCAACAAACCTTGAAAGTACCGTAGTTCCAAGGGCTGCGGTACTTTTCTTAATTTTGATTGTAAAAAAGAAGATGTAATTTAAGATAGTGTGAGAAGCCTTGGAAATGGCAAGATAGGCAACAGGTAGGTAACAAGTAGGTAACAGAGCGAAGGAAACAAAAAGAAGAACCGATCATAGGAAAAGAAAAGCCGCAACCACAAGGGTTACGGCATTTTTTCTATCTCGTCTCTGAGCCACTCAATATCACGGATTGTATAGACAGCCTCGGTTACGTCTGTGATCTTGTGACCGGCAAGACGTTTCACAACGTACTCATCTACGCCCGCCTTTTTTGCCATCGTAATGAATGTTGTTCGTGGATCATGCGGCCGATGTTCGGAACGAAGGTGCAGTGCGGCAACGACCTTGTTAAAACGCCCAGCGTATTTGTCATAGGTGATTCTCATACCGCCCTTGGTAGCCTCCGGATCATTAAAGAGGCGGTCGCTTCCAAGAGAAACTGCTTCGTCATAATTTCTTTTTACTAGGTCCCGAATACGAGTGTGGATCGGGACGGTACGGTGCCTGCCGGCCTCAGTCTTCATACCGCCGGTAATACACCACTTTTCAAAGTCAACGTCTTTTAATTCTAAGAGTCCCATTTCTTGAGGGCGCCACCCCATATAACACTGTATAAGCAACCAGTCGGCGAATTTAATATTGTCAGCAGCACTCCAAAGGGTTTCCATCTCAGAATCATTGAAGTTAATATGGCCACGCTTTGCGTCTTCCTTTTCTTTGATAATGTCATTTGAAAGTTCAAAGGTACGAGCATAGTTTTTCGAGACAAGATCATATTCCATAGCATAGTCCAGCATGAGGTTAAACATGGATTTTATTCTGGATTTCGTTCCTGGAGATGCAGGCACCTTAGCTCCGGCATCCTTGCCCCGGTTTTGAATTACATATCCGTCTTCCATGATTCCTTTTATGTGGCGGGCACGCAAATCCTTTACACGCATCCCCTGTATGGCGTGACAATATCTCCAGGCAGCGATTATTGTCCTGGAAGAAGAATCACTTTCTAGGGTAGGAAAGTAAGCTGCTGTCCATCTCTCGTAAAGCTCAGCCAAGGTCATGTTATTGTTCTGAATGTCGTAGGGGTTAGCTCCGTACTCAGCTAATGCCTGCAGAGCATCTTTTTTAGTCTTAAAGGTCCCGATAGGAACTCTGTTCTGTACTGCTTTTCCGGTTTCTTTATTTATGACCCAGCCGAGAGTCACTCTGGCCAGATATGGCTTACGCCGGTTTCCGGATAATTTAGTTACGCTTCCATAGCCATTCGGTAATTTCAATAGATCATCTCCTGTCACAATGCAATGGTTTCGATAATGTTTCCGAGATCCTGGAAATTTGTTTTTATCGGCTCCAGAGAAAGGAGAGAGTTTAAAGCTATACTTTTCTGGTTAGGCTTTTGCTGATCCAGAACAGAAGTAGGCAATACATAAAATTCCCAGAGATCAAGATTTCTTATGGATTGCTCGCGACTTCTGGCAGTATACAGGCAAAAGACGTACAGGTCAGAATGGCGGCTCCGCTCAGGAGAATAACCTGTCTGCGGATTCCATGCTCGCTTTGGTGCGATGTCAAAAATAATGTGTGAAAAGTAGTCCTCGGTCCAAGATTGAAGGTAAGCGGCAGATTTTACTTCAATCCTTCTCCCGGAAGGGCTGGTTAGATCATAAGGTGTCCAGTCAGTCCTCAAAATTTCTCGGGGGGGGGGTAAAAATGAGAATGATTTTTTTACGAGAAATTCTGCCAGCACCCCTCGAAGCGTATTGTTGAGCAGATCAGAATAAGCCCAGCTCCAAAATTCAGAGACAGATATTCCAGTATCATTTCCATCGAGAGTAAATTTCTCATTTCCGTTTAGTAGTTCCATTGTTTTCTCCTCGTTAGGTAAGGACAGCCGGCAACTCTCCACTTAGAGATTGAAGCAGAGAGAGCTGACACGCTTCATCCGAGAGAGGACCGTAAGAGTGAACCATGGCAATTAGGGATTCGTCAGGTAAAGAGATACGGGCCTGCAGCCTTTGGATTTTGGCGGTTGTCCTGTACAAAGTTTGAGTGTCACAGTAATTAAGACTTGCGCAGAATGAAGCAAGGTAAAAAAGAATGGCCGGTGCGTCATGCCCGGCCATTTCTTCTGTTCTTGCAAGTGCGAAATACTTGGTTGCGTTGTGTTGCATAAAGTATCCTCCTGTCAGTACCGGATTTTACGATACCAGCTCAGCCGGATAATCTTTTCCCTTCGTCAACGTATTTCTTTGAGTCCTCGACAGCACGCAAGAAGCCCTTAATTTCTCCCATAAATTCATATTGCTTGCTCATGGGAAGTTCGTGGAATAAATCCAAAAGTTCTTCGTCCATTGCGGAAAGCTTCGGCTCTTGAACCTCTGGCTGTTCAATGACAGCGGGACGTTCTTGACCGGTCAGGAGATAATCCAGTGAAACGCAAAGAAAATTTGCAATGGCCGGCATATAACGAGCCGGAGGATCTTTCTTCCTGGTTTTCCATGTAGACATAGTAGATGTTTGGATATCGAGAACCTTGCACAATTCTATGGCCGTTTTATCACGCTCTGCGAGTAAATCGGATATGCGTTCAATGATTTCCATTAGACACCTCCAAGTGTAAAAATATACGCAAATACGAGGTAAAATCTTTACAAATACGCAGATTCGTGCTATAATATAACCATGAAACAAATTATTATTCGTGGTTGCGAGCCTATGATTTAAAATCTGTTTCATGGTGATTGCGTGTTCGTAATAACTCGTATTTGTATTATAGCACGCACTCGGAAAAAATGCAAATGCGAATCGCAGATGCAAGAAAGGAGATTGATGCAAATGAGCAATACTACTGTCCCCATTTCTGAATGGTGCAAGGAAATAAGAGTTGCGCTTGCGAGAAAGGAAATGAACCTTCAGAGCGTAGCTGATGAAATCGGCTACAGCTATACAACGATAACAGCCCTTATCAGCGGCCGGATCGTAAAGGATAATTACCTGGATATCGCAAAGAAAATTAACGAAGTTCTGGAAGTGAATGTGCTTCCGGAAAAGCCGCAGCTTCCGTCTGATGAATGGTGTGGAGCAGTGCGAGCGAAACTGTATGTGAAGAAAATGAATATCAGCGAGCTGAGCAAGTCCATCGGATTCAATCGAGACAAGGTATCGTTGGTGCTGAACGGCCACGCACTTGATTGGCCAGTGATCGAGAAGATCAATGAACAGTTAAAAGTGGAAGTACCGGCCGTTCCTGTAGGTACTGATTAAATTATAAGTGAAAGTAAGGTAAATGAGAATGGGACGGAACCCTATAAAAGAAAACCAGAATCCGTATTTTAGAGCCAGAAAACAGGCGGCAGAATGGGATGCGAGGCTGGAAAGCAGAGAAAGAGCATCGGAGCTTATAGGAATTGCGGCATATACACTGGCAGACTATGAGCTGGGGAATGTTAAAAGAGTGCCAGCTGACAAGGTTTTGATAATGGCGGATCTGTACAATGCACCTTGGCTCCTGAGCAATTATTGCAAGAATGAATGTCCAATCTGCGGATTCCTTCCGCTTGCAACGGAAGAGAAAAATATATGCAGCGTGACTGTGAGATTATTAAAAGCTTTAAGAGAAGATGAGCTGGAGAATATGAAAAATCAGCTGCTTGAAATATCCCAGGACGGAAAGATAAGGGACGATGAGGTAGGAGCGGTGAGAAAGATATCTGAATATCTTGACAGCATCGCAGAGGTAATAAGTGAATTTAAAATAATGAGTGATAAAGCCCTAAAAGGCAAATAGGAGGATACGATGAGAAAGGTTAAACGGTTGCTGAAGGAAAATTGGATACCGATTGTAGCTGGTATTCTTCTCACAAAGTGGGCCGTAGATTATGCATATCGAATGAGGGGTTATGACGCAATAGGGAGTGAATGGTTAGTATTACCGTTCACCATTTTTATTTTTAACTGGGGAAAAGCCGCACTGGAAGATTTAAGAGGTGAATAGGTATGTGTGCAGTATGTAGAAAAAATCCATGCGACAGCAGATGCCCGAACGCAGAAGAACCGAGTCCGGTATATACCTGCGAGCGGTGTAAGGAACCGATTTATGAAGGTGACGAGTACATGGACACTCCAGAAGGCCCAGTTTGCAAAGACTGCATAGAAGGCATGAGCGTCACAGAATTTTGTGAGATGATTGGAGAATCGTTCAAGACAGCAGAAAAGGAGGAAGAATAGAATGGCAGATCAAACAGGAATGCAGCCGGCAGTACCGCAAGAAGCACCAGCGGTTCCGGTAGTAAAACAGGTAAAGCAGTTACTTTCTCAGGATAAGATCAAAGAGAAGTTCGGAGAAGTATTAGGGCAGAAAGCACCTCAATTTATGGCTTCAATCACTAATACAGTATCAGGAAGCACACAGTTGAAGAAATGCCCTGCAAATTCAATTATCGGAGCTGCATTTGTAGCGGCAACATATGATCTTCCGATAGACAGCAACCTTGGATTTGCGGCAATCGTTCCGTATAACGAGAGCGTTTGGAATCCAAAGAAGAAAGACTGGGAGAAGGTTCCGAAAGCTCAATTTCAGATGATGTACAAAGGCTTCATTCAGTTGGCAATCCGGTCCGGATATTACGAGCGAATGAATTACGCAGTTGTATATAAGGACGAGCTGGAATCGTACAATCCGATAACAGGCGAGATTAAGTTTGTGGAAGATTTCAGTAATTGCAAGCAGAGAGATGCTGGAGATGAAGCAAATGTGGCCGGATATTATGCTTGGTTCAGATTGAAGACCGGTTATAGCCAGGAGCTGTATATGTCAAAGAAAGCGGTAGACAATCATGCAAGAAAATATTCCCAGGCGTACAGATATGATTTGAACAAAGGTAAGAAGTCAAGTAAGTGGACCACCGATTTTGAGGCAATGGCACTGAAAACAGTCATTAAGCTGCTTCTTAGCAAGTGGGGAATTTTATCGGTGGATATGCAGAGAGCCATCCAGGACGATCAGAAGACATATGACGAAGAAGGAAACGGAACTTATGGAGACAATAAGCCAGATACAGTACCGGAGCTGGAAGCCCAAGATCCATTTGAAGTAGTAGAGGAAGAACCAGAAGACGTAGATATCGATGCAATGTAGGAGGGATGACACATGGTTTTGACGGCAGAGAATTATTATAGCCAGGAAGCGAATGAAGAATATATGAGCGTGTCGCAGTTCAAGGATTTCTGCGGTACATATGGGAAAATGCCTTGCGAATTTACTGCAATGGAAAAGTTAAAGGGAAGATGGGAAGAACCGAAGTCGAAAGCTCTCATGGTTGGGAGCTATGTGGATTCCTATTTCGAGGGAACACTGGATAAATTCAAGGCAGAAAATCCAGATCTTTTCAAGAGAGACGGAACGCTGAAAGCTGAATTTGTGAAGGCAGATGAAATTATTCAGAGAATCGAGAGAGACGATTACTTTATGAAATTCATGTCCGGCAAGAAGCAGGTAATTATGACGGGAGAACTGTTCGGAACAAAGTGGAAGATTAAGATGGACAGCTACATCCCGGACATTGCGATCGTTGATTTAAAGGTTATGGCATCGATCACAAAGCTGGAATGGGTAAGAGATATTGGATATCTGGATTTTGTGCGGTACTGGGGATATGACATCCAGGGCGCAATTTACCAGGAAATCGTTCGACAGAACACAGGCAAGAAGTTGCCGTTTTATATCGCAGGAGCTACGAAGGAAAGCGAACCGGATATTCGGATCATTCATATCACAGACAATTATCTGGCCGAGGCACTGAACTTGGTAGAAATGAATATGGCAAGAGTCCTGGCAGTGAAGTCGGGGGATGCAGAGCCAGATCGGTGTGAATTGTGTGATTGCTGCAGAAAGACAAGAGTTTTAAAAGCCCCTATCTCTATTACGGATTTGACAGCAGGTATCTGACATGGCAGAAAAGAAGTATTACTGGCTGAAAATGACGGATCAGTTCTTCGAGGATAAGGCAATAAAGAAGCTGAGAAAGATAGCAGGGGGCGATACCTACACAATCATCTATCTGAAAATGCTGCTGACGGCAATTAAGCAGGGAAACAAAATGTATTTTGAAGGAATCGAAGATGATTTCATGGAAGAGTTGGCGTTGGAGTTGGATGAAGACACAGATAACGTGAAGGTAACGGTAAGCTATCTGAAAAGCAAGGGCCTGATAGAAGTTCTTGGAGCAGACGAAATATTGCTGACGCAATGCGCTGAGATGGTTGGATCAGAAACGGATGCCGCAAGGAGAAAAAGATTGCAGAGAGACCGGGAACGGAATCGGGCAATAGGATCAGATCCGGCGCCTGCCCTGGAAGAAAAGCCAGAGGTTGCTGCAGAAGAAAAACCGGCCAAGAAAAAGGCCGAGAATACGATCCAGTTATTTCATCGTTTAGTTGAAGATTACAATATCTCTGAGCCTGTCCGAGAAAAGATGGAAGTTTGGTTCCGCTACAAGATGGAGCGAAAGGAATCATACAAGGAGCAGGGAATGAAATCATTGCTCAAGAAGACCGAGAACAATGAAGGAAGCTATGGAGCAAATGAAATCTGCAATCTGATCGAAGACTGCATGGCGAATAACTGGAAAGGAATCATCTGGAAAATCCTGGAGGAAAGAAAGCTGCAGCGACCGGCAACAAGAACTGAGCAGATACAACAGAGGGTTAGCGAGGTAGATAGCTGGTAATGGAAAGAGAACAGTTCAAAGTTTTGGTAAAGGCTATGAAGGCTGTATACGCACAGCCAACCTTCATTCCGGATCAGGATGCGTTTAATGTATGGTTCGCATTGTTGGGAGATCTGCCATATAAACAGGCAGAGCTGGCAGTTCAAAAGCATATGGCAACGGAGAAATTTCCGCCGACAATAGCAGATATAAGGGAAAAGGCAGAGCAGATCACTTCCGTAAAAGAAACGGAAATGAGTGAGCTGGAAGCCTGGGCGATTGTGCGAAAAGCAATCGGAAGATCAAATTATTATGCAGAAGAGGAATTTGAGAAATTGCCAGAAGCCTGCAAGATGGCAGTAGGAAATCCAAGCAACCTAAGAGAATGGGCGATGATGGATTCAGACCAGGTCGGAACCGTAGAGCAATCTCATTTTGTAAGAAATTACCGGACTGCAATGCAGAGAATTAAAGAAGACCGAAGAGTACCAGAAAAGGTCAGGATTGCAATAGCAGAGGTAAAAAAACAGCAGATGCAGATTGAAGACAGGCGGGAGAAACCTAAGCTGCCAGCCCAGGAAGAGAAAGAGGAAGAGATACAAGGTGAAATGTCAGAAGAAACCAGGAGAAAACTGGATGAATTGCGAGGAAAGATAGGAAGTAGCAGGAGGTAAGACAATGGCTTTCAAGAAAGTGGCAGAAATCAGCATTGATAAATTAGAGGACAGAAAAACTGTAACAGCGATCTTGCACGCAAACGGATATACAGTTGGTCCAGGAAAGCGTAAGAAGACACCTACAGGGAAGCAGCTGGACTATTATCTGAAAGTTTACAAGGAAGTTGAGGAGGACGGAAAGGATGAATAATCCAGAGGCGTTCAAGGAGGATGAAGTGCGAAGCATAAAATTCATTGTTCCAGGCCTGCCATTTGGCAAGCAGAGGCCAAAAGTGACCGTCAGGAAGTTTGCTGGCAGTGACGGTAAGGAAAAGAAATTTGCAAAGGCATATACGCCGAAAAAAACAGTAAATTATGAAAATTTGGTTAAGATGGCATACCAGGAGAAAGCAAAAGGGAAGAAGTTCAAGGATGAGGATATGCTAGATGTTCGCATCATTGCCTATTACAATATCCCGCCGTCAACCAGCAAAAAGAGAAGAACGCTGATGCTGGAGCATAAGATCCGACCAACCAAAAAGCCAGATTGGGATAATGTCGGAAAGATTATCTGCGATAGTTTGAATAATATTGCGTATCACGATGATAACCAGGTTGTAGATGCACAGGTAAGAAAGTTCTTCTCAGAGAATCCAAGAGTAGAAGTGACTATAAGAAAGGTGGAAGGGTAATGGCAACAGAAGAAAAACAGGCAGTAGAGGAAACAGCGGTAGTTCCGGGCAAAATGGAGTTTAGATTGATTAGCCCGACAGAGAGCAATTTTTTGAAACATATCGAATGGAACAAAGAAGAGCTGCTGGCGGCGGTCAGAAGCAAGGTTGCATCGTATGAAGGGATTGTATATACCGAAGAAACAGTTAAATCAGCAAAGAATGACAGAGCAGAGTTGAACAATCTTGTTAAGGCAATCGATGAACGTAGAAAAAAAGTGAAAGAGGTTATCAACCAGCCATACGCAGAGTTTGAGAAAGAGCTGAAGGAAATCACAGATCTTATCAAGAAGCAGTCGGCAGAGATTGATGAACAGGTAAAAGCCTTTGAGACTGCAGAGAAGGAAGAAAAGAAAGCAAAGATTATGGAGGCTTACAAAAAAGCCATTGGAAATCTTGCAGAAATCTTGCCGTTTAGCAAAGTGTTCGATCAGCGGTATCTGAACAAGACCTGCAAGCTGGAATCCGCTATCGCAGATGTACAGAAGAAAATTGAGCAGGTAAAGACCGATCTTGAAACTATCGAAAGCGTATGCGGAAAGTATAAGTTAAATGCCAAGGACGTGTATGTCCGTACCATGGACTTGTCAAAAGCTATGGCAGAAGAAAAGCGTCTGAAAGATCTGGAAGAAAAGCTGGAAGCAGAACGTATCCAGAAAGAAAAGGCTGCAGAAGAAAGAAGAAAGGCAGAGGAAGCCAGAAAAGCAGAAGCAGAGCGTATCCGCAAGGAAGAAGAACAGAAGGAAATCGAGAGACAGAGAAAAGCGGAGGAGGAACGTATTGCCGCAGAGAAAGCTGAAGCGGAGAAAAAGCAGAGCGTTCCGGAAATGCCGCAGGATGTTCCAGCAGAGCAGGTTTCTGTTCCGGAAAAAGAGGAAAATGTTCCGGTACAGGAACCAGAACCGGTAGTTGATCCGTTTGCTCAGACACAGCCGCAGCCGATTCCGGAAAAGAAGTGCAGAGCTAAGTTCTTTGCAATCGGAACCAAAGAGCAGCTGAAGGCGTTAGTTGGATACATGAAGGAAAATGGAATCAAATACGGAAAGGTGGAGTAAGGAATGGATAAATTTATGAAAGCACTGGATTTCGACAGTGATACACTGGGAAACGTAAAGCGAGATATGAATTTTGTTCTGCAGAGATTGATTGGAAACATGATGGAGAAAGGAAGCACGAATGGAAGTTTGACATTGAAAATTGATGTCAGTTTCACTCAGGAATATATTCCGAATTATGATCCTAAAGTAGAAGGCGAAAGCAGGAAAATCAATAAGCCAAGTTTCAAGCATAAAGTCACATCTACTGTGCAGATTACGGACAAAAAGGACGGCAACATGGATACGGAAATGGAACTGGCGTTTGATGAAGATAGCGGCGAGTATGTTTTGCAGCCGGTAGCCAATACAACGCAGAAGAGCATTTTCGACAGCGATTACAAGGAAAATCTGAAACCGGACGATGAGGAAAAACCGGAAAAAGAAGAACCGAAGGGAATCCCTCAGTTACCTGGTCCAACAGAAGTGGAAGACGAGGACATAATCGATGCGGAATATACAGAGACGGAGACCGACCAGGAGACAGATGCAGAACCGGAAGAGGATATTACGGATGAAATCCTGGGAGACGCAGAAGATCCGGACGATGTGGATGGCTACGATTACGAAGATCCGGAGGATGAACTATGAGAATAAAAGAGAAGAGAATGAAGAGTTTTGTCAGCAGAGCAAACATCCTTACACAGGCCAAAAAGCAGACAGAAGCTGCCAAAGCGGTGAGCGATGGCCTGCAGTATTATTCAAACAATGTGATCAAAGCGATTTCTCCGTATGCTGCAGCTGATGCAGGGATGATCGTTGTGGTTCTTCGCCATTTGGCAGATGAAATGGAATCAAAGAACGTAGGAGCAAAAGAATTTGCTGAGTGGCTGGATAAACACACCAAGAAGCCCCCACTTACGGAAACACAGGTTGCAAAAAAAACGAATATGCAGTAGGAGGAAATATGGAAATAAAGGGAATGGGTGGAGCGTTGTATACGCAGAATGGTCGAAAATTAGCTGATGTTGAAGAGGTTTCTGCAATGACGGTAGATGAACTATACAAGCAGAGAACGGCAACTGCTGTGGCTGATATTGGAAGAACCCATAGTATCACTTGCCAGTTAGCTCCGTATGATATGCGGATGATATATAGCCTCATGTATGGCATGAAGATTACAAATAATTTCTTAAAGATGCATGGTGGAATCATGGTAAGAAATGTTGCTGGAAGAAAGCATAAAAGGAAGTGAAGCAAATGTCAAATAGGGTGAGAGAGCTTTTCGGACTGGACCCTGAGTATAATAAACAGATGGAAGAAAGCATACGAGAAGCGCAAGAGAAAGCAGTGAGAGAAAAATGGTGCTGCACCTGCGAATATTACATACCGGTTGATACTTGGCTTCCAGGGTTTGTGACTGCATATCCAGAGTGTGAAAAAGGCAGAAATCCGGTACAAACCTGCGAGGACTACAGAACAGCAGGATGTGCAATCCGCAATAGTCCATGGGCTGACCGAATACGAGAGAGATTTATGAGAAAGGAGTAGAAGATGGCACTGGTTACTATATGCGTTACGGCAATAGCAACGCTTATAATTGAGCGTGTTGCCAGAAAAGTTTATTCGGAGGTTAAGGAAAGATACAGAGTCAGAACAGAAGACCGAAGAAATGGGTTTGCATATGGGAAATATCTGAACAATATAGCCTATGCGTATGGAATGAAGCGCAGATTTTTTGAATCAGACAAAGAATTTAGAGTGAGAATCTTGGAGCAGATAAGGAGATCATAAAGTGGCAACGAGATATTTTATGACATACGAGGCAATCAGACAGGAAGAGGCCAGGCTGCAGGAAAGAGTTAGATCATATCCGGTGAATGGAAGGAAGACCAGCACAGGGACGATAAATATGATCCGGAAAGAAATCGGTGATATGACGTTCAGAATTGCCAGAAAGTGCAATGTGAGTGTGAATTATCCGAGATGGAGTATCCAAGGAAAGAAAGTGGTACTGGGAGATCCCTCAATCCTGCTTCCGACATTGAGATATGTGAGCTTTGAGGAACTGAAGGCAATAGAATTAGGCTACGAAGGAGGTGCGTAATGATACCGAGATGCAAAGAGTGCCAAAATGCAAGGATGCAAGACATGAATGGAAGACCCAACCGATGGTTTTGCAAACACCCAAAAGTAAGGGAGTACGTCAGCTGTCCTGCAGATACAATGATTTGCAAAGGAGAAAGGCACTCAACAGAGATAACGATTAAGACAAGCCCTAAATGGTGTCCAAGGAGGAAGAAAAAAGAATGAAGCAGAATAGTGCAGGACAATTCAGCCAGTGCAATAGATGTGGGGCAAGAATAATGTGGGTAAAAACAAAGGCAGGAAAGAATATGCCGGTAGATCCTCAGTTCGTAGATTTTAAGAAGATTAAGGGCGGCAAGGAAAGACTGGTGCTTCCAAGCGGAGAAGTCGTGGCCGGAGAAAGATGCAAAGCGAGCGAAGCGGATGGATACGGCTATATTTCTCATTTTGCTACATGCCCTGGGTACAGGAGGTAAGGAATGTTACATGAGTTGAAGACATATCCAAAATATTTCCAGGAAACAATCGAAGGCAATAAGCCATTTGAAATCCGGAAGAATGATCGTAATTTCCAGGTTGGAGATGTGTTGCTTCTGAAAGAGTGGGATAACATCAAATATACTGGAAGAGAAGTCGGTGCGATGGTTAGATATATTTTGGATGATAAGTTCATAGGACTGGCAGAAGGGTATGTAGCCCTGGGACTGCAGATCCTGACATAAAAGAAAAGGCCGCCTCCCTGACGAAAGACGACCACACACGATACCGGAATTATAACCCGGAAAGATGGAAAAAGTCAAGGAGGTGGCAGCATGGCTGTAGAAGAAAATGTAAAAGAAAATACGCCGAAGGCTGAGGGTGAAGCACAGGGAGTGAAATACATTTCCCTGACAGAAGAAGAATTGGAAAGGCTCATAAAGGCCGCAGGCCGGGAGGGAGCCAAGAAAGGAGTAGAAGCCTACGAGAGAAGAAAAGAGAAAGACAAAGAGGAACTGGCAGATAAGGTAAAGAATAGTGCCAAGACGATCATCATTCACTACCGGCAGTTAAAGAAGATGAAGAATACATCGGTAACAGGGACAGATACGGTGACAGATCCTACGCTGAAAGAAATCCTGGACGGAATCCTGGAGCAGGTAAGAAAAGAGGAATTTAATCTTACCAGTACGAATAAGAACCGGATAGTAACCGGTATGCTTCTGAACCATGTAGATGTGCAGCTGGAGAATTACAAGAAGGAATGTAGAAAGTCAAAGATCCAGGATATTCAGCGGAGATACCGGGTAGTGGAAAGGATGTTCCTGCAGGCGGAGCCGGTGCGGGCAGAAGATGTGGCCGAAGAGGAGCAGATCGATAAAAGCACAGTGTACCGCACGTTAGAAAAGGCATACGATGATCTGGCAGTTTTATTCTTTGGGATAGAAGGAGTAAAAAGTATAGAGGTGAACCGGAAACAAAAGAAATCCGGTAAGAAGACTATGCGAAATGCAGATATGAGAAATCTCGCAAATGCGAAAAAGGCGCACTAGACAAGCGAAGGGCAAAGTGGTATTCTGATAAAAGCCCGATAAGCTATGTGTCACCCCTAAAAAAGGCATTGTTTTTCTTCTGTGAAGGCAGAGTGGGTAGGCAGAAATGCCGCCCGCTCAAAACTCCGGAATTATGAAAAATCGGTTAAAAATGGGTAATAAAGTGTACTTAGATCAGCTCGCATAGTATAATTAAATTGTAGATAATACGCATTAGCGAGAATAAAGGAGTGACAAAGCTATGGCAATTTGGACAAGCAGATACAGCAATAAAGAGCTGGTAGAGAACAAAGACAAGTATTATTGTGTCGGAATCAGTTTGGGAACGCCGAAATTTCCACTGGGGTATACCGTAGAACAGCAGTGCTATTCACTGGCACCGAAAGGGTATATGCTGAGAATGGAATTGGAGAAGTTCACTGAGGAGTATTACCGTAAGCTGGAAGGCATCGGAAATGACAAAATCATCGACATGGTAATGAGATTCGAGAAGACGGCCGCAGGCGAAGGTAAGGACCTAGTTCTTTTGTGTTACGAGGACGTAAGAATCCCGGAAGACTGGTGCCACAGAACAGTGTTTGCTCAGTGGTACTGCGAAATGACAGGAGAAATTATTAAAGAGCTGCCAGACCCGAATCCACCAAAAGTAAAGAAACCGCCTGTACAGAAGCAGGCAAAGAAAGAAGAAAGCAAGCGCACAGCCGCTCAGAAGGAAGCCAAGATGGAAACGGAAGGCTATGAACAGATGAGTTTGTTTGGTATGGCTGGTGCGATGATATAATATCCGGAACTGGTGAAAGAATCACATTTCTCTTCCAGAGGAAAGTTCCTGTTCATTGCAGGGTTCCGGTCCAAAAACAACGCCATCGTATCCGGAGGCAGGAACGGTGACTTAATTGTTTTCGTGAATGTACCGGGTGCTGTCACGTTAATCTCAACCGGTGGCCTATGTCTGCAGGTAAAGGCAGGGCGTATCTGAAAAGGTACGCCATTTTTTGTGCAATATGCCAGAACAGTCTCTGAAAATTCCGGCGTGGTATCAGAGATTGTCCTGGCTTTTTGTATAAAGTGAACAAAAAAAGGAGGGGAATTAGGATGGAGAGAGGCGTTGTATCAGCTACCTGCATAGCACAACACATTGAGACATTCAGAAAACAGGCTGCGGGTGATGCAAAAGCGGATTTCGGAGAGCCATGCCAGAACTGCCCGATGAATAAGGAGTGCAATTTTGACTGGCTCTCGAACATGGCACCGCTGTTGAAAGATTCAATGGTGAAGATCAGAATGGTTCTTCCGGTGCAGTGTTGAATACAGGACAAGATCCACGCACATCTCGGCGAGGATAAGGGCAATCATCCGAACAGTCACAGGAATAGCCCAATATCTTATAGCCAGGAGCTGCAGCACCGAGCATAGAAAACTCGGCGTAATCAACACGAACACCATGCCGTTCTTCCAGGTAAGGGCAGTAATCATGGTGTATGAGAGAAATCCGTCTCGACAATATAATTCACCTCCGGTTTATTACTCGGCTCGTATGAGCCTGTAAAGACAGTATAGTACAGTTTTAGAAAAACGGAAAGAAAGGAGAAGAAAGCAATGGCGTTTTTTATGGACCCAGGGGCAATGTTCTTGGGGTGTTTAGGTCCATCGGAGCAGAAGTTTCTGGTCACTCTGATAGAAACGGCAGCAAAGTCCGGATACACGAGATTCGTTGAGCCATGTGCCGGCACCTTCGCAATGGCAAATCTGGCAGTGCAGAATGGATTCAAGCCGGAGCAGATTGAAACCAGCGATGTCAATATGATGTCAACGGTCCTTGGATATGCGATAACCGGGCAGTCATTGGAACCACTGGAAATCCATGCACAAGGATTCAGCAATGAGGAGCTTCTTGATCCTGCAACAGCGTTGTACGCACAGCTGTATCTCAGAACATCGAAGAACGCAGGGAATGATTATTTCTACCAGATACTCACGGACCTACGGCTTAGGAGAGAAGAACACATAGAGAGCATCAACCGGCAGATAGAAGTCATTCGGAATCTGCTTGGTGGCATGAGCTACAGACCACTGGATATGTGGGAACATCTGAAAGAGGTGCTGGACGATCCACACGCTTTAGTGATCGCAAATCCACCGACCTATTTTTCGGGCTATGAAAAGTTCTATGATACGCAGGGCAAGATGACCTGGAAGGAACCACCGTATGAACTGTTTGATCCGGAGACCGGACACCAGCAGTTCTACGATCTCTGCATGAACGCAAAAGCATTGGTAATTTGCTACCAGGAGAAAAGAGTAGGAGAGGCAGTCGGCTATACGATATACGCCCGATCCGGCACAAGAGCAGACTTGAACGCCTACATAACCACGAACCGGGAGGAAGAGGCAACAGCCTTGGCAAATGGCAAGAAAATCAAGCGGCCGGCAGAGAGTAAGCTACAGCCGTTAGACTGCAGTATGCTTCCAAGGGACTACGAGATCAAGGAAGACAGCAAAGTGCAGGTTATTCCGGTCAAGGCGGCAGAGGCTCAGTATTACAGAGAGTTGTGGACACATAATTTTGTTGGTTCATCGGCCACATTCAACAGGGCATTGCTGATTGATGGGTATGTAGCTGGCGTGTTTGGCATCTCGAAGATGGCATCTGACAGCGTATTTGTATGGTACGTGATGAAAGTGCCGCACAAGATATACCGCCTCGGTAGACTGTGCTATATGCTGGCACAGAACAGAGCGTTTGTGGATACGCTCCTGGACAATATCGAGCAGGAGAAAGTCACGAAGATGCGGACTGCAATGCTTACCAGGTATCCGGAAAACAAGGAAGTCAGGGGCATCATGAAACTGGTAAACAGGGTGGAAGACAAGAAGAATGGATACAAGCTCACATATGAGGCAGAACTGGTTGAAGGCAGGAGTGAGCAGCAGACACTTCAAGAATGGCTAAGGAGGGAGAATGAATGGCAGAAGAACAGGGCAAAGGCATCCAGCAAATCGAAGGGTGCGAAGTAATCTACGACATGGGTTCGGGTTTGGTGATCGCCAAAGTTCCGCTGGATAAAGTCAAGGAACAGGACATCAATGCCAGAATTATGAAGAATGAGATGCAGGACCAGCTGACCGCTAACATCAAGAAACGAGGGCAGTTGGAGAGCCTGCCTCTTTTCGTTTTGGTAGACGGAAAGTTGGAAATCATCAGCGGCCACCACAGAGTAAAGAGCGCAAGAGCTGCAGAGATGAAGGAGATCATCGCCATTGTTGATGTGTCCGGACTCTCACGTAGCAAGATAGCGGCGAAGCAGCTGGCCCACAATGCAATTTCCGGTTTCGATGATGATAGTACGCTGAGAGAAATCGTGAAGATGATTGACGATGTGGACGATATGATTGAGTCATTCGTAGGAAAAGAAATCATGGAAGAACCGTTGGAACAGTACGACAAGATGCTGAGTCCTGCGGTTCAGTTTGATTTTAAGAATGTTACTTTCACATTCCTGCCGCATCAGGTGAATGATATGGACATACTGGTCAAGGATCTGGAATCTAAAGCTCCGGAAATCGTTGGAGTTGCTTCATACGAGCAGTGCAAGGCATTTGTGGAGACATTAAGCAAATACCAGAAGTTTACGGACATCAGAAACGTAGGAGCAGCTATCCATTCAATGATCGAGAATGCCAACGAGAAAATGGATGCAGTTGGGTTTGATGCAGAAGAGGAATGGACATATCTGGCGAAGGTGTTTGGTAGCAATGCGATTCCTGCGGATGCCGCCGAAGTAATCAAACAGGCCATCAAGAAGGCTGAGAAAGAGGGAACCATCACCAGCAAGAACCGGTGGCAACTGATTGAATACCTTTGCGCTGACTATCTAGGTAAATAGATAAGGCATGGCAGCTAAGGTCAAATACAATCCAGATTATCACGATAACTGGGCGTGGTCTTTGGCTGCTATGGGAGCTACCAATGAAGAAATCGCAAAGGCAATGGGAGTTTCTAAGCGGACGATCATCCGCTGGAGCCAGGATCACGAAAGTTTCGGTAGCGCATTGGCCCAGGGAAAGGGAGTTTCCGATGCGAAGGTAATCAGGAGCCTGTATCAGAGAGCGGTCGGCTATGAGTACGAGGAAGAGAAGAAAATCATTGAGTACGATAAAGACGGAAACGTGAAACCGATCAAAATTGAGAAGACCAAAAAGCAAGTTCCGCCGGATGTAGGAGCGCAGTGCTTCTGGCTAAAGAATCGTCAGAGAGATAAATGGCAAGACCGGCCAGAAGTTATACCAGACACAGGAGCAGACGATGGAGACCAGGTTCAGTTTTATCTTCCGGATAATGGGAGGGACGGCTGATGGGGAAAATAATCAGGATTGGACCGCAGAAAGGACCACAGGAAAGATTCCTTGCAACCTCTGCGGATATTTGTATTTATGGTGGAGCAGCGGGAGGCGGCAAGACTTTCGGGTTGCTTTTGGAGCCGATCCGGCACATGAACAACAAAAATTACAATGCGGTTATCTTCCGAAGCAATTACACACAGGTCACATCTCCTGGTGGTTTGTGGGATAGTTCAGGTAAAATTTACAGCCTCGTAAAGGGGGCTTATCCATTAAAGACACCTAAACTACACTGGACGTTCAAAAGTGGTGCTACGGTCAACTTTGCCCACTTAGGTAGTGATTCTGATTGCCAGAACTGGCAAGGTTCGCAGATCGCAATGATAGGATTCGATGAGCTGACGCATTTTTCAAAGCATCAGTTTTTTTATATGCTGTCACGAAACCGTACTGATGCTGGAGTAGCACCGTATGTTCGGGCAACGTGCAACCCTGATGCCGATAGCTGGGTAGCTGATTTCATTAAGTGGTGGATCACACCAGAAACCGGTTATCCGATACCGGAGAGAAGTGGCGTAATCCGATACATGGTAAGGCTGAATGATGAGATCATTTGGGGAGACAGCAAGGAGGAACTGGCAGCACAGGGATATGATGCACAGGATGTAAAAAGCGTGACATTCATAGCCAGTACATTGCAGGACAATCAGATCTTGATGAAGATGGACCCTGGATACCTAGCGAACTTAAAAGCCCTGCCTACGGTAGAGAGGGAACGTCTTCTGCTTGGAAACTGGAAGATTAAAGCGGCGGCCGGCCTGTTCTTCCGCAGAACTCAGGTCGGAGAAATGCTGGAGGAATTGCCGAAAGATGTTATTTCCTGGTGCAGAGGTTGGGACCTTGCAGCAACCAGCGAAGATGAAGACGGCGATCCGGCATATACCGCAGGCGTTCTGATTGGAAAGAGAAAGAGCGGTAGATACATCGTGGCAGACGTAATTAACAAGCGTTTGGCTGCTTCTGATGTAAGAACAATCATTAAAATGACAGCGCAGGCAGATAAGGCAAAATACAAGCGAGTGATTGAAAGACTTCCACAGGACCCAGGGCAGGCCGGGAAAGAACAGGCTCAATCCTACGTGAAGTTTCTGGCAGGTTTTCTGGTAAAGACCATAGGTGAGTCTGGAAGCAAGGAATCCAGAGCAGAGCCGTTTGCAGCGCAGTGGCAGGCTGGAAATGTAGATGTGCTGATTGGAGAGTGGAATGAAATGTACTTCAATCAGCTGGAATCATTCCCGGAATCAAAATTTAAGGACATGGTGGACGCCAGCAGTTCAGCTTTCAATGAAGTTGAGAGCGGAGCTACATTCTCGGCACCGCCAAAAGATACGCTCAGCAAGAGCAGTTATTGGAGAGGATGAGATTAAGTATGAATGGAATAAGAGTAAACAATACTGCAGCATCTGCCAGTGCGATCGCAAGCATGGGCGGTTATGGTTGTAAAAAATACAATGTTCCTGGAGGAGACGCAGAAGAGTTCAAGGCAGACGGCATAGGAACTTTTGTTTCCGTGATCCAGGCATTTGAAGATACAGAAATTCTGACCGTAAAGGCTTGTTGGGATGCACCGACAGATGTAGATGGCATTATTATTCCTGCCGGTATGTGTCTGTATGTGAAGGCAGAAAGCGTAACCATA